GGTACCGCATCGTACTGCCGTCAGGTTTCCCCTATTCGCCATGAACCACATGACCGAAGCCGAAGAACTCGCGCTACAGGATGCTGGTCTAGACAGGCAGTCGCCGTTTATGATCCGGGGCGTGTCGCAAACACAGTTCAGCATTGCCAGGCATTACGGTGGGGTGAGCTTCAGCGGTCAGAACTACGCATACCTGCCAGCGACAGACGAGCTGATCAGGGATGATGTGGCAAAGTGGCTGGCGAAGCATAGAAGGGCGGAAAGAAAAAGCGCCGACATAGAGCCGGCGCAGATCGGTCTTGGTATTTAATTCAGGGCAAGTAGAACTTCCGCATTCGATCCACCGATTCCCGGCTTTCCACCTTGCGCTTGGCGGATATGATCGAGTCTCTGTATCTTCCAACAGAAGGCCACGATATTCCGGTCTCTCGCGCGACCTGAGCGACGCTGAGACCATCGACCAGCACTCTACGGGCAGCCCTGCGTCCGCGCTCTGAAAGCCTGGTGAGTGCTGCCAATTGGTTGAATTCATCGTGGGTCATGTTTCAATCTCCACCCCATCGCAACAAACGGAACCCGATAACGGGTTTAGTTGAATCCAGTAAATACTTCCGTTGTGGGTGAGCTGTACATTCGCCTGCGTTTCAATTACCAGCAAGCGGGCATCCGCCAAGCAATCACTAAGCGCGGCCCCGCGAGTGCCGGTAACGGCTGTGTAGTTTATATTGATGTTTTTCATGTCAAACTCCGACCGCTGTTCAGGATGTCTGTTGCCCGCATTTCGTCGGCGAGGCTGCGCAGTTCGTCGATCTCTTTATCCGCATCCACGACGTACGCCAGTGCCTCATTGTAGTCAGTCTCGAGGCGCTCGGCGAACCGCGCGTCGATGCGCTTGAGGTCGCGCAGCTCGCGGACCATCTTTGCCCCCTGCCGCAGAAGGTGGGCAATTTCGATGTTGTTCATTCCTTGAACTCCGCATAATTCCGGAATTCCCGGATGGTTGAATATTTGGCGAAAAACTCGCCGTGAATGTTGGCAAAGCAGGCATGGACAGCCTCGCCTCGTGAGTTGTGCGTGTAGGGCTCGCCGACCAGGAAAGCCCCGTGACCGATGGCAGCAGGGGGCAGAACTTCCAACATGTCGTAATACATGCGCTCAGTGGTTTTAATCCACTGGGTCGGTTCTTTTTTCATGGCGTCCCACAAGGCTTGTCCGCTCAGTTCGTTCATGTCGATACCCTCATCAGGGAGTCACGCTGCCACCTCGCGCAATTTTGCCTCTTGCCCATCCCCCGCAGCAGCCCCCGCAGCCCCCGCAGCAGCCCCCGCAGCATCCCGCGCAGCAGCCCACGCAGCATCCCGCGCAGCCCCCGCAGCAGCCCGCGCAGCAGCCCACGCAGCCCACGCAGCATCCCCCGCAGCAGCCCCCGCAGCAGCCAATTCATCCGGGGTCGCAGCCCCATGTGCATATCGTTCGGCTACGTCCAGAGCGTTGAGGCTGCGCGGATCGGTCATCAAGTGCTCAACCTGGCGCGCACACCAAACTGCGTAGAGTCGTATCTCAGCGTCATGCCCCTCCGCCGCCCGCAAGCACCACAGCGCGTCATCAAGCCCGTTACTGTCGAGTATTGATATGATCGAAAGCGGCTCGTCGTCGGCCTTGGTTTTACCTAGGTGTTTGAGAAGCCGCTTCCACCCGGTTTCGCACGGCGAATGTGATCTAATTTGTTCTAGCGTTGTCATCCACATTTTAGTTACCCTCAGTAGAAGTTAACGCAGGCGGCGAACACCGCCAGCAGGAGCCAACCACCGCCAACGATGGCGATGGCGTTGAGTATCAGGGATGCGATGCGGCGGATCATACCAGCGGCACGCAGTCACGATCATCAAACAAATACCCGCGTTCTATCAGGTTGCGATCCAGGCACAGGTCCCTGTATTGGCGATGCATTTCCTGCACCTCCGCAAATACCGGGTCGGAGAATCCGGTCGCTGGCATGTTGGCAATCGGGTCACCGAATCGCGCAATACCAACGCGCCGGCCCAGATCGCGCATCCGTTCGTTTATGGCCGGGTAGTCCAGTTCGACATTGTTCTGTTTCAACATGCCGAGCGCGCCGCAGAGTTGGTCGTATGTGCTCATGTCATTGCCCTCCTCGGGCTGTTGCTGTAGATGAACTATCCCGCCGATAGACTAGAATATCAACTAGAATTGTATTTATTTTATGACCAGAAAAATAAATCCGGTCATTTATACGAATTATTGGGTATATTCCGATATAAATCAGTATGTTCAGGTTTTATTCTGCTCGCTCTTGTTGCCGCGTCGATTCCTAAGCGTCAGCGGCGGGAACGATTGCATTCCCCACTTTGGTCGATTTTCGGGTGATTTTGTGATTTTCGGGCACAAAAAAGCCCCGGTTAAGGGGCTGTTGGTGTGTGTTGGGTGGTTGGTCTATTCCACGATTCGGCCTCGTCGCAGCACCTTGGCGCCGGGTCGGCGGGAGTTAGGCCTCAACAGCCCAAGCATTTTTTCGGCATCGCCAATGAAGACCTGCTCAGCCTCTTGGCACCGCGCCAACAGGCCGTCAGCTCCGCCGTGGTACGTGTAGTTCGCGTACAACTCGCGTACAACGCACGCGGCATCATTCATCGCCGCCCGATAGCCTTCTTGCCAGTCTTTTGGCATTGTTTCTCTGTAGTCTTCGGCTTGCATCTTCTGCTCCTATGCAGGTTGAGGCCTAACAATTCATTCAAGCCGAACTGGCTTCGCTGTCGGCTTAATTCAGGCGTTAGCCGACCATTTCAGATTCGTTGTATAACGTGTCGGGGTCATACTCCACGTCATTCAGATCTTTGAAAGCGGCAACCTCTCCGATATGGCTCACCTGGAGTAACCCACACACCAAGATTCGGAGACATCCGGTTTCAACGTCGATGCTCTCGACTTCCCACCAAGTATCCTTGTCACCGTAGAACCGCATCAATAGCGGTTGGGGCAGGCTGTTGATGTAGTCCATATTCAAAAGGTCGTTCATGTCTTCCTCCTTTTGTTGTTTCCGTCGTGGCTCGGCTAACCACTCCTTCAACCGGACGCCGCCTTCAGCGTCGCCGGTTAAGTCGGAAGCGTTAGGTGCGCAAACTCCGACCCGTTTTCAACCCACTCATTCCACGGTGCCGAAAAGTCGGTGCCTTTTGGGAAGTCTCCGCCATATGGCACCAGAACCCGGAGCCCGTCCACGTTGCCCTCTATGCGCGACCAGCGCTCTAAGATATGCCCGGTCGGCGCCTCGCGGATGGTGAACCCGCCCCATTCATTCCCTTTTTCGTGCACTACGTTACTCATTTTCTCGCCCTCCCCGGGCTTGTGGTTGGCTGTTAGCGCGGTATTCGATCTCATCTGCCGCCTCTGTTAGCCGTCGCGCGACATCATCTTTCCGGCCCGACCAAAACCGCGCCTCATCGCGCAGCTTTTCAACCACCAGGCGCGCATACTGGCCACACGGGAACCGCTCCCAGCCGTCTGCGTACATGGGCAGGACGCTACCTGCGTATAGCTGGATAACGCCGTACACGTCCAGGTAAGATAACTTGTTCATTTTCTCGCCCTCCCGGGGCTGGTGGTGCGCCGTCCGTGGCGCGGGATGGTCAGAAGTTGACAGGCTTGGCGCCGACAGCCTGAGCTGCGAGCCGTGCGTCGGCTTTCTTTTCGTACATGCGGATGCTAATGATGCTGTTGCATTCAATATCGAGCCCGATGGTCAGCTCCCACTTACCGCGCACTTTGTACAGTCTGGCGTATTTCATCGTTGTGCCCTCCCGGGGCTGTTTGTTGGTGCATGTGTAATGTCTCACGGCCGAACTAGAGAATCAACCTGTTTTTAATCTATTTGGCGACCGATTCACGCAATCCGGTCACTGCACAACAAGGAATTTAGTGGTATAATTATCGTGTAACTCATTGATTGGGTTGGATAATGGACAAAATCATCAAGGTGGCACGGGTATCGGCGCGTTACACACTCGGCGCGGTAGCGTGGTTGCTGTCTCTGGTATCTGTAGGGGCAGCGAAACTATCGGTTCAGTGCAGACGATGGGCTGATCGGTTGCAGTAGACAGACGCCAGCCGGGACGATTGTCGCGGGGTGTTAATGGACGCGCCGCTGGGCAGAGTAAGCCAGCCAAGAATGGGCACCACAATCAGGAACAGGCACCGGCCCAAAGGGAATGGGCACCAGTTGATTGCCAACACAGACTCAACCCAACGCGCACAGTACGCAACCCGGCTCAACCAGCGCGGTAGGGCGGTAAGTCGGGATAGGGGAACGATTAACAAACAAACCCCTAAGCGAATCAATCAAGGGATCAAGCCAATCCTACCGCATAGGGGAACATTCACAGGTAAATAGTTCCCCACACATACAGACTGTATATACCACCTGGTAATGGCATCACTTGAAGGAATAGGGATTATTGGATATAGTCGGTATGGTTATGCAAACCACGAAACGGTGTGAGTACAGTGGCTAAAGTGTAATTAGTATGGCGAAATTCGAGAAAGGTCACAAGAAAATCCCCGGTTCCGGCCGGCAGAAGGGTCAGGCGCTCAAGGTTCACATGGATGTTCGAGAGGCGATAGCCCGTTTCGCGGAAGGCAACATTGACAAATTCGTCGGTTGGTTGCAGGAAGTCGAAGACCCCGCCCGAAGGTGTGAGATATTCCTAAAAACCATTGAATATCATATACCTAAGCTCACACGACAAGAGGTCAAGAACATCGGCCCGACACTGGCGGACCTGCCAGACGAAGAGTTGGACCGCCTGGTTGAAGAATACCGCAGGCAAGAGGATGCGCGCATTGCCAATATGCACTGATTCCCCACTTTGGCCTGAAAACGGGCCTTTTTTGGTACAAATTCCCCACTTTGTCTCAAGCCACCAGCGGCGGGAACGAAACCATTCCCCACTTTGGCCTGAAAACGGCCTTTTTTGATGAATCTGGACGCACGGGCAGAGAAGATCCGGTACATCCAGATAGCCGAGGAGCGGCTGCGCAGACAGTCCCGGCGGAAAATCCTCAACTATTACCCTGACACCGGTCGGTTACGGCGGGAACTGTACGTCAAACACCTGGGGTATTTCGAAGCTGGGGCAAGATACCGCGAGCGGCTGTTCCTATCTGCGAACCGTGTGGGCAAAACCGAGGGTGTGGGGCTGTACGAACTCACGCTGCACCTCACCGGGCAATATCCGGACTGGTGGGTCGGCAGACGCTTCGGCAGGGCGATTACCGCATGGGCTGCTGGGGATACGGGCAAGACTGTCAGAGAGATTCTGCAATCCAAGCTGCTTGGCCCGCTGGAAAGCATGGGAACCGGCCTGATCCCCGGGGATGCGATTGAGCGGGTAACCCGCAGTTCGGGGGTTGCCGATGCCGTGGACACGATATTCGTCAAGCACTCGTCCGGCGGGGTGTCGTCCTGTACGCTCAAATCGTACGACCAGCGTCGAGAGTCGTTTCAGGGGACTGAACGTGACGTTATCCTGCTGGACGAGGAACCCCCGCTCGACGTGTACACCGAATGCCTATTACGAACGATGACCAACAACGGGATGCTGATGCTGACGTTCACCCCGTTGATGGGCGTCTCTGAGGTCGTTATGGCATTCCTGCCTGGTGGGAAGCTGGATGGCGATAACGAAGTCGCACCCGGGAAGTACGTTTGCACCGCGACGTGGGATGACGCGCCTCACCTGAGCGAAGAGGTCAAGAAAGAACTATGGGACGCAATTCCACCGTTCCAGCGGGATGCACGGTCGAAAGGCGTCCCTCAACTGGGGTCCGGTGCGATCTATCCGGTTCCCGAGTCCGAATTTACGGTGGACGATTTCGAGATTCCCGGCCACTGGCGGAAAGCCTATGCCCTCGATGTTGGTTGGAACCGTACCGCGTGTCTGTGGGCTGCGCAGGACCCTGAAACCCGGACATGGTACTGCTACAGCGAACACTACCAAGGCAAGGTCGAGCCGTCGGTACACGCTGAGTCCGTCATGGCGAGGGGTACCAGAATCCCTGGGGTTATCGACCCCGCCGCTCGTGGTCGTGGCCAGAGTGACGGCACGCAGTTGATGCAGCAATACCTGGACCTAGGACTTGACCTAACCCCCGCCGATAACTCGCGGGAAGCGGGTATTAACGAGGTCTGGCAAGCGCTGGTGGGCGGTAGACTCAAGGTGTTCAAGAGCCTGACTAATTTCCTGTCTGAATTCAGGCTGTACCGAAGGGACGATAAGGGGCAGATCGTCAAGGTAAACGACCACCTGATGGACTGCCTACGTTATTTGATGATGTCGGGAATCCATGTTGCCGCTGCTGGTGCACGGGATTTCCGGATCGAATGGTTGAAATTCTACGCACAACACAACATTTCCGGGGATAACGTCTACATTCTGGTGTCGCCCGCTGGCAGGAAGCGCAACCAGCCAGAGCAGACTGAAACCGGGGTGATGGTGATCGCCCTGAGTGAAGACGGTCGGTTCTACCTGCTGGACGCCTTCAGGGACAAACTGAGCCTGGTCGAGCGCACCAAGTTGGTATTCGCGCTGCACAGGAAATACAGACCATTGGCGGTGGTGTACGACGAGTACGGGTTCGACTCTGACCGGCAACACCTTCGCGACGAGATGGACAGCCAGAAATACCACTTCGAGATAAAAGAAGCGAAGGACGGCAACGGCTCGCTGAAGATAGAGGACCGGATACGGCGACTGACGTCTACGTTTGAACGCCGGTTGATGTGGCTGCCCGAGAAGCTGATAAAGGATAGATCGGATGGCAAACAGGCGGACATGATCGACCTGTTCATTGAGCAAGAGTACCTGCTGTTTCCAACGGGTTCTAATAGGATTATGCTTGATTGCATGTCGCGCTTATTCGATATTGATCTATCGTGGCCCGCTGGGAAGTACGGCGAGCACGCTGTTGTAAACCCGTTTCCTGAATGGGCGTATGACCTATGAACCGTAAGCCGCTCGGCGGTACTCAGGATTGGCGGGCGATGATGTACGCTCTTGATCCTAGTTTGAATGATCCAGAAGTGGCGTATCGGTTCGGGGATCGTGAGTTTAGGGAACAACCTAACACCGGGGCGTATGGTGTGACGATGATCTATACCGAGTCAGGATTCCCCCGGATCACAGAAGATGGCAACGCGAGGTTAAAAGAATGACCCTGGGCGTGAAGATTACAGAGCTTCCTGCTGCTGGGACGATTGTCGGCACCGAGCAGTTTGAGGTGGTCCAATCTGGGCAGAGCAAGCAGGTCACCGCGAATGGCTTGATGGGGCCTCACACGTCGGCCACTGGGACGGCGGTGCATGGACTGGGCACGATGTCCATCCAATCGGCGAGTGCGGTGGCGATCACCGGTGGGACTATCACAGGGATTACCAATCTAGCGGCGAATTCGGTGGCGATCACTGGCGGGACTATCACCGGCATCACTGATCTTGCGATAGCAGATGGTGGGACGGGTGCGAGCACTGCGGCGGGGGCAAGGACTGCGCTAGGGTCTACCGCGACGGGTGACGCATTGTTCACTGCGGCGAATGCGGCGGCAGCTAGGGGAACTCTGGGGTCTACCACGGTAGGGGATGCGGTGTTTATCGCGGCGAATGTGGCGGCTGCACAGACAGCACTGTCGTTGGTCCCGGGGACGAACGTACAGGCATACGACGCAACCCTGACAAGCATTGCGTCAAAAGGAACTGCTGCTGACAAGGCGCTGTACACCACTGGGGTTGATACATGGGCCGAAACCCCGCTGACGGCTGCCGGTAGGGCTCTGATCGATGATGCTGACGCGGCGGCACAACGAACAACGCTTGGACTTGTGATAGGCACGGATGTCCAAGCCTATGACGCAACCCTAACGAGCATCGCATCGAAAGGCACTGCTGCCGACAAAATGCTGTATACCACGGGTGTTGATACGTGGGCTGAGGCTGCGATTACGTCAGCGGGCAGGGCGTTGATTGATGATGCCAATGCCGCTGCGCAACTCGCCACACTCGGCACCGAGTCGTTCAACACGTTTGTCAGTGCGGATCAGACGATCACGTCCTCCGGCGGGTTGACGCTGGCACACGGTTTGGGGTCTGCCCCGCGATTCGTTTTTGTCATGCTCGTCTGCCAAACCGCCGAATTGAACTATTCAGCCGGCGATGTCGTGACGTTATCCAGCGGCTTTCCTGCCATATGGCCAGACAGCACGAACGTCAATGTTCGGTACAGCTCTGCTGCGGTTCAGGTAGTGAATAGAACCACGGGGGCTCCCGCGTCGATCACCCTGGCAAACTGGAAAGCGCGGTTCGTAGCAATCAAATAAGGGTTTGAAAATGGCAACTTCACGAACAGTACAACCGCTCGAATCTCGGCACTACGTCGGCGCGGATGGGAAATACTGGGGATCGGTCGGCGGGCTGCGGATCGTGGAAATAGAAACGCCCGAGCCCGTCGAGGCGCAGATTGTCGATGGCGACGGCAAACCCGTGCTGACGAAGGACGGCTCGCCGGTGGTGCGCATTGAGCATCCGGAACCGGTCGTGATTGAGCGCGAGGAATGGCCCGAAGTCCCGGTGGATGCGGTTGAAGTCCCTGAACCCCCAGCGTCGCACCTCGAAACGTGGAACGGGAAAGCCTGGGTGCCGCCTGCGCCGGAAGTCGTGGCAGCGGATAAACGCGATCAGGCCCGGGAAAGGATCGCCAGTAACCCTGAATTCTCGGCGCTAATCGATGCGGTGGCTGCGCGGCTTGGGATCACTAGCGACGCGCTGCGGGCCGATGTTGCGGGCAGGATTCATGGTTGACGGCCGAGTTGTGCTGGTCGATGACTCATATGGGTCAACGGCATCGGCGACCGAATCGCCCCGCGTTGTGGCGGTTGATGATTCGTATGGCGCAACCGGCATGACTGCTGAGTCGTCCCGTGTAGTTGTTGTTTCGGATGAGTTATAATAATGCGGACTATTATGCCGTTCGGTAATAACCATGCTTGATACGACCACCACACTGGGCGAGGCGATGTTGATGCGTGACGTTCTCGCGGTGCTTGACAGACATTATCCGATGCACGTCTGGTCGGTCGATGTCAGCGGTGGGGTTGTCAGCGTCAAAGCACCAGGACTGAACGGGGTCATGGGTTTTGCCATACGTCAGGATAGGGTAACCCCGAAGAAGATCATGCTGGCTGGTGGTGAAATACTTGAGCGATTCCGGCAAAAGCGGGGCAAGGCCGATAGGGATCATTATCGGGCGATTCCACGAACAATACGCGGCGACGCGGTAGCCTTATCATGATTGGGATTCAGGAAGTCAACGATACCCCCGAGATTGTCAAGGATACGGGGTCGGACTTCTGGCTGCAGGTTGCCAAGGACGCCTATACCACGTCAACGACATGGTTCGATGCCAATGTTCGCTCAAGGATTGAGAAGAATGTGTCGATGTTTCAATCGAAGCATCCACAGGGAAGTAAGTACAATACAGATGCGTACAAATACCGCTCGCGGGTATTCCGTCCGAAGGTAAGGGCCAGCATTCGAAAGTCGGCTGCTGCGGGTGCGGTGGCGTTCTTTTCAACGTCCGATGTTGTTTCCATCACCCCTAACGATAATTCCGACGAACAGGCGGCTAGTGCGGCGATTAACCAAGCCGTTCTCAACTACCGGCTGGACAAATCAATCCCATGGTTTCGCATCCTGATTGGCGCACTCACTGACGCCAAGGTTCAGGGTATTGTTGTATCCAAACAGCAATGGATTTACCGGGAATCCAACGGCAAGGTTGAGACAGACAGACCTGACATTGCCCTGATACCGGCTGAGAATTTCCGGTTCTCTGCTGCGGCGGATTGGCTGGACCCGATAAACACCAGCCCGTACCTGATTCAGTTGATTCCCATATCTGTCGGGGAAGTCAAGGAAAGGATGAAGTCGGGCGAATGGCGGGAACATACTGACAATGAAATCCTGTCCGCAACGCAAGAGGGAACGACATCAACCCGGGTCGTAAGACAGGACGGTAGAACGGACCCGACCGATCAAAGGCACCACCTTCGAGACTTCGACACCGTGTGGGTCAGGGAATACATCGTCCGGCATGAAGGGTCCGACGTTGTGTTCTGGACGCTGGGGCACAACAGCCTATTGACTGAGCCGGTTCCGCTTAAAGAGGTTTACCACTTCGGCAAACGACCCTTTGTTCTTGGGTCGATTGATATTGAGCCGCACAAAGCCTATCCCGCCGGTGCGCCTGAATTGGTTGATGGGCTGTCGTCCCAAGCGAATGACATCGTCAATCAGCGGTTGGACAACGTAAAGCTGATCCTGAACAAGCGATATTTTGGGAAACGGGGACGAAACGTCGATTGGAACATGCTGCGCCGCAGTGTTCCCGGCGGGATTGTGATGATGGACGAATTTGATTCTGTCCAACCCGAACCGATGGAAGACATTACCCAAACCGCGTACATGGAACAGGACCGAGTCAATGCAGATATTGACGAGCTTTTGGGCGCGTTTTCACCCAGTTCGGTGGCAAGCAATCGTCAATTGAACGAGACGGTTGGCGGAATGAACCTGCTGAGTTCGGCATCAAGCGCGCTGACCGAATACGAAATGATGGTGTTTGCCCAGACATGGGTTGAGCCTGTCCTGCGACAAATGCTTCTGCTGATACAGACCTACGAAAACGACCAGACCATTCTGGCGCTTGCCGGGGAAGAGGCCAAGATTTATCAGAAGTTCGGCATAACTGAGATAACCGACAAGCTGCTGATGGCCGAACTGACCTGTAGGGTAAATGTCGGGTTTGGATCAACCAGCCCGCAAAGCAGGATTGAGAAGATCGCCATGGGGCTTCAGGCGATTGGGCAGTTCGCGCCTCAAGCGATGGCCATGATAGACCCTCAGGAAATGATAAAAGAGGTATTTGGTGCTTTGGGTTATAAGGACGGCGGAAGATTCTTCAAACAGGATCAAAATGCCGTTCCGCCGCAAATGCAGCAGCAAATTCAAGCCATGCAGGAAGAAATACAGCGGCTCAGGTCCGGTGTGGATGTCGCCAATATCCGTGCGCAAAGCCTGATTGAAGGGAAGCAGATTGATGCGGAAGCCAGGCTGCGAGCGGCTGAAATGACTCAGGCGGCTGCGTCCGAGCGCGAACACCTGAAGGGTGAGTACGCCATGGAACTTGCGCGGCTCAATGCTGAACTTGGAACCGTGGAAACCAACTTGAAGATGGCCGATTCCGACACCAAACGTGGTGAACTTCAGCTTCAAGCCAGTGCGCTACGGTTTGAAATCGCCCGCCAGACACGCCAAATGGATGAGCGGCTGGCAAATTTGTCGCAAAACATCAACAGAGACAACAAGGTTGGCGTCATGACCCGGGGTGATTATGGGGAAGTCCCGTTTGCCAGGGGTTGATATAACTTTTCGTCATGATTGTTGAAGTTTTAAGTCCAATAGTGTAGGGTTATCAATGAATGAGGGTTATGACCAGAATCAAAACAGCACGGATGACGCACTTTTAGCAGATGCACGGATGGGGTTGAGGATCGAAGAGTTCTTGGCGTCCGATGTGGGGCGTTATCTGGTGGACAGGGGTGAGGCGGAAGAGGCGGCGGGGGTTGAAGACTTGTTGGCCGCCGAGGATGGATCAAAAGAGAGTCTGGCAGCGCGGCAACGGGTTGGTGTGGCAAAGTTGTTCAAGACGTGGTTAATAGAAGGTGTTGAAGCGGGCATTGCGGCCACGTTGAACCTTAGATTGATGGAGAATTTCGACGATGAGTGATGATGAAATCGTTCTTGAAGCTGAACTTCATGAAGCGGATCAAGAAGGCCATGATGATCAGCAGAAAGGCAATGACACCACACATGAGCCGGTAGAGCGCGTTCTTTCACCAAGAGAGCAGCTTATCAAGGACATGGCGGATCGTCGGCGGGAAGCGACGATGGGGGCCGCTGACGAGCCTACCAGTAACCGGCGGGAAGAAGAACCGCCTGAAACAAACAAAACCATGACCCTGAAGATTGATGGCGAAGAGCGTGAAATGCCGCTTTCCGAAATCATCGACCACGGGGTTCGGTCGTTACAGAAAGAAATTGCAGCGGATGCCCGATTGCGGGAAGCCGTGGAAATGCGCCGTTCAGCGGAAGCGCGGGCGGCAGAAGTTCAGGCGCTGGCCAATGAGCTGATGGCGCAAAAAGAGCGAGAACGCGGAGAGGCGCTATCCCATGCGGACGCTGCCAATCTGAAAGAAGCGGCCAAAGAGGTCTACAACAAAGTCCTGTTTGGCGATGAAGACGAAGCAGTAGAAGCGCTGGCAAGCATGATGGGGCGTGGCAACACCACCCTTGATGGTCAGGCACTGCTGAACAGGGCGCAAGAAATTGCACGCGCCGAAGTGTCAAAGGCAGAGAAGATTCGTTCTGATGCCATGGCTGAAATCGCGCATGAGCGTGCTGTATCCAGATTCAAGGACCAGTACAAAGAGATTGCCGAAGACCCCATGCTGTACCGACTTGCCGACGAAGAGACGCTGTTGGTTCTCAAAGAGCATCCCGAGTGGAATGCCGACAGAGACCTTGAAGCCATCCTTTCGGAAGCCGGTAAGCGTGTTCTGGACTGGCGCAATCGAACCATGGCGGTTGATAAGCGTGACATGAAGCGCAACTTGAAATCCATTTCCGGCACGTCTGGCCGAATGCCATCGGCGCCGGAACCACGACAAAAGACAAGCTCCGAGATAATCGCCGATCAGCGGCGCGCTCGGGGTTTGGCAGTCTATTAAGGAGAAAGTGTTATGGCTGGACAACTCTGGTCTGTACAACTTGCAAGCATGACGGCGTACTCGTATGAGTTCAGCGACATGCTGCGCATGGCCATTCAACCGCGTGTTCGCTTTCGCCAATTTTGCGATGCGAAAGACGCATCCACCGCCGGGCTTCATGCCGGTGACAAGTATTACTGGGAACGGTACGGCGACGTTGATGCGTCAACGGACACCTACCTGGCTGAAAATGCCCCCATGCCCGAAGGTTCGTTTTCCTACAGTCAGGGCAGCCTGACGCTTCGGGAATACGGCAAGGCAGTTCCGTTTACTGGTCAGTACGACGATTCAAGCCGTACCCCGGTGACGGAGATTGTTCAAAAGAGCCTGAAGAACCACGCCGCGAAGGTGCTGGATCGTCAGGCAAAGGCGCAGTTTGACCTGACGAAGCTCTATGTTGCGCCTTCTGGCGGTACGTCAACCACCGCTCTGGACGTATCCACCACGGGGTCAACGGCGGTAACCAACAACGTCGCTTTGGGTGACACCCACGTCAAGCTGATTGCTGATCTTATGAAGGAGCGCAACATTCCGTCCTACGATGGGGCGAACTACTGCGCTATTGGCCGTCCGGCGACGTTCCGAACCTTCAAGGACTCACTGGAAGCGAAGTTCGTTTATGTTCAGGACGGCTTTCAATCCATGCTGAACGGTGAGATCGGTCGCCATTACGATGGTGTTCGGTTCTTCGAGCAAACCAACATCGCGTCAGCCGCATGGACCAATGCGAAGTCCGATGAAGTGTTTTTCTTCGGTGAAGATACCGTGGCGGAAGCCCTGGTGATTCCGGAGGAGATTCGCGGCAAGCTGGCAACTGACTTCGGTCGCTCACGGGGTATCGCCTGGTACATGCTGGGTGGATACGGAATTGTCCATGACACTGCCGTCGAAAGCCGGATTGTCAAATGGTCCAGCGCAGCGTAAAGGAGAACTGACATGGCTTACGATCAAGGCAATGTGATTACCTACACCACTGGCGCTATCACCACGACCGCCGGCGCCGTCACTCTTCCCATTCGTGGTCCGAAGGGGAAGCAAGGCCGACTGGTGGATGTCATCGCCCGGTGTACCACCACCCATGTTTTGGGGTCTACACCGACCAAACTTCAGATTGGTATTTCTGGAACCTTGGAAAAGTTCGGTGCATTTCTTCCGCCGGCTATGACGGCCCCAGCTGGGTCTGCGTTGAGCGACAAACCTGGTGCTTCGGCGTTCCCCGTAAACGTGAACATCGACGCTGACCAGTTGGTCCTGTTGACAACCGTGGCCAATGCGGGCGGCTCACCGGCGGGTGTCATCACCTACGATGTTGTCATTAGCTGGTTCTAATGATCTGGAGGCTGAAATGAAAAGCATGAAATACACTGGGACGGATGAAAACGCAGGCGAAACCCAAGCCATGGAAAAGCTTGGCTTGTACAAGCAGGAGAAGATCGCAGATGATCGCGGCGCTCAGGGCAATGATGGCCCTACTGGAAACCAGGTTCCTGCTCGTAAGCCAGAAAAACTGGCGAAAGGTTTTACCATCAAGTGATAACACCGGGGCTTAACGGCCCCGGTTTCTTTCGGAGGATTTATGGAAACCGACGACCACTGCACGATGACAACCTATCCCACCGGCGGGACGCCAACTCGGTCGCGACAAGAGCGAACGCGAGAGGAATGGGCGAAAGACAACAAGTCGAACGAGAAAGCGCGTGAACTTGGGCTTGGTTTGTGCAAGCCGCTGAACCCGAACGATTACCCCATGTACAAAGGTGGACTCTGATGTTGGACGAGAAGCGGCCTTACAACATGGTGTGGGGCGTTGGCGGTGCTCAAAAATACATTCAGGATGGCGTTGAATACTTGCCTGACAAGAAAACCGTCCTTGTTCACGAAGAGCCCGCAAGCGTTCAGGAAGAACCCGCAAGCGTTCAGGAAGAACCCGCAAGCGTTCAGGAAGAACCCGCAAGCGTTCAGGAAGAACCCGACGAGCACGGAAAGCCACACTGGCGCACACTCAAGGCGCAAGTAGAAGCAAAAGGCGGCGTGTGGACGGATTCGGAAGCG